CGTGTATGTTGTACTGCAAATGCATCTGCCGTTCAAGACAAAGATTCAACAAACAAAACAGTTTCAGAAGCAGGTGTACTTAGAAGAGATGACGGCAAACCTGCTAATCTAGCAACAACAAGTTTATTAGATGCCTGGAACAACGAATACATGAAGTCGGTTCGCAGAATGATGTTGAAGGGTGAAAGACCTGATTCATGTCTAAAATGCTTTAAGGAAGAAGATGCAGGACATAGAAGCAAACGACAATGGGAAACAGCCAAGTGGGTTGATGAACTTGGTCTGGAAGACATTATTGGCGAGACTCAAGAAGATGGATCTATTCCGCCTAGAGTCAGATATATTGATCTTCGCCTGGGTAGTAAGTGCCAGTTGGCATGTGTTATGTGTAGTCCTCATGACTCTTCTTCTTGGGTAAAAGAATACAAAGAAATATATCCAGATCTAAAAAATAAACGATTGCGTAATTCTCAATTATGGGAAAAAGATTCTGGTAAATTAGCATGGTCTGGAGGTTCTTATGCATGGCACAAATCAAACCCAAATTTTTGGGACGAATTTTGGACACAAGTACCTACGTTAAGACAACTATATTGGGCAGGTGGTGAAGCACTTATAATGAAAGAGCATTATATGGTGCTTGAAAAAATAATCGAGATGGGTTATGCGAAAAATATAGAAGTTCGTTATAACTCAAATGGTCTTGAATGGGACGATCATCTTTTTGACTTGTGGAAAGAGTTTAGAAATGTTATATTTCATTTTAGTATAGACTCATATGAAGATAAGAATCATTTCATTCGATATCCGTCGAATTGGGAACAGGTTGTAACACAATTAGAAACTCTTGACAATTATCCGCATGGAAATCTTAGACTCACTACTGCAACAACAATACTTGCTCTTAATATATTTTATCTACCTGACTTCATAAAATGGAAGTTAGAACGTGACTGGAAATTATTAAACAAATTTCCTGCTGGTGCTGGTATGATAGATTTACATCTTGCATACTGGCCGCCACAATTGAACTGTAAAGTATTACCTAAATGGTTCAAGCAGGAAGTCACAGAAAAATACGAGGATTTTTATCCATGGCTTGAAGAAAACTGGAGAAAGTGTAACGGTGTTTCAGACTTGAACTTTGAGCAATGGCGTGAATTACCATATGGTATTAAAAGACTTGAAGGACTCGTATCTTTCATGAATTCAGAAGATTGGTCTGAGCGATTACCTGAAACTGCTGAGTGGTGTGGCACGATAGCAAAAAGAAGAAAGTTAGATTTTCTAAAAATATTTCCTGACTATGAATGGCTACAGTGGTATGGATGACAGATATTTTTGTATGGCTCCATGGTCCCACATTCAACAAAATTCATACGGAGAAATAAATCCTTGTTGTATGTTTTATGGTAAGGATAAAGTCTATACACAAAAATATGATAGTCTACAAGAAGCATTTGATGGATCAGAAAATGCAAGATTACGACAACGAATGCTTAATGGCGAATATATTGATTCTTGTAAAAAATGTTATAGGGATGAAGATTTAGGTAAGTCGAGTTATAGACAAAGATTTAATGAACGATATAAAATAGAAGACGAACCTGCTATACGAGAACTAGAATTAGCATTGAGTAATAAATGCAATTTCAAGTGTGTCGATTGTAATACTAGATTTAGTTCTTCATGGTATGACGATGATATTTTATTGGGTAGAACATATTATACAGATATAGGTAGAAATTACAAATCAAACTTTGATATAGATAAAGTTGATCTTAGTCAGTTAAGAGAATTGAAGATATTAGGTGGTGAACCATTTCTTGAAAAAGAATATCTTAATATTTTTACAGGTATAGACAAATCTAATGTATCATTATTTTTTGTCACAAATAATTCAGTTTTTCCTTCAGAAGAATGGATTGATCAATTTGCAGAATTTAATGATATAAGATTCATTGTAAGCATTGATGGTGTATACGATGTTGCCGAGTTTGTTCGATATGGAAAAAAATTTAGTAGGTTTGAGAAGAATTACGAAAAATGGATTGAATTATCAAAACAAAAATTGACAAATATGAAAGTCATACCTCATTTTGTTTTTCATGCTCTCAATTGTACAAATCTTGATGCAACAATTCAATGGCTTAGAAATTTTCATGATGATGATAAGGTTCTATCATATGATTTTTTAGAAAATCCAAACGAACTTTCAGTTAAATATTTACCTGATGATGTGAAAAAATATATTATACAAAATAATAAAAATTTCTTAACAGATCAGATAACTCAATTTATGAATATGCATGACTATGACAAAGATTATTGTATGAAATTGAAAAAGTATTCAGATTTTCTTAACCTAAGAAATGAAATACCTGATGACTCAAAAACTTTAATCAGGATGTTAAAATGCTAAATTGTTATTATGCGTTGGGTGGAATCAATTATAAAAATGGTGTCATAACAACATGTCCTAGACAAGCAAATCAATTAGTATTTGCAAACGAAACTATATTACCATCAGAAATATACAATCACAAAAATTTTAGATTGTTGAGAAATAAACTTCATGCTGGAGAATGGCCATCAGGATGTGATACATGCGAAGAAATGGAGAAGGTTGGTGCAAAATCTATGAGATTAGATTATGAGTTAAATGAAGAAAATTTATTTACCAAAATGGGTAAACCATATGAAAAATTTAGATTGATTGATGATAAGAAATTAATTGACTGTTATGATAATAAGTCGGGACTTGTAAAAAATGAAGGTTTAAGACATATAGAATTTAGGTTTAGTACGGCATGTAACTTTTCTTGTCTGCATTGTTCTAAAGTTTATTCTTCTGGATGGACGAAAAAATTAAAAAATTATGAACCAGATGAAGAGGTTAAGTTTTATGATTTGAGACAATTATTAGGTACAGAACATAGACATGGACCAAATGACAAAAATGAAATGAGATTATCAGTCGATCAATCAATCAAAATTGTAGAAGATCTGAATGAAAATTTTCAACATCTATGTCAAGTAGATTTTGCAGGAGGTGAATTACTTTATCAGAAACAATTCTTTCCAACCTTAAAAAAATTATCAGAACACCCTAATGCAAAAAATTTACACATTTCATTTCACACTAATTTTAATGCAGATTTTAATGTATCTGAATTAAGTCAACTACTAAAACCTTTCGGTAAAAATACTATTATTATATCAGTTGATGCAGGAAGATCATTTTACTCATATTTTAGGCATGGAGGTCATTGGGATAAATTAGTAGAAAACATAAATGAATTTAAGAAATTAAATCCAGACAGAGGCAAGTATGAGATTATAGTATCTTGCACAACATCAATTTATCAAATGCTAGATATATATGATGTTATAGATTCGTTTTTAGAGTTATCCTGTGATTTTGATGCATCTTTGGTACAAACTCCAAAATACCTTGATCCTACTTTAGTTAATTTAGAATTTGCAAAAGAGACAGAACAGGATATCGAAAAGACTTATGAGTTGTTAAAAACCGATAAAAGAGTTGATAGTTGTAGAAATGCAATGTATTGGTTTGATTACATTGTTGATTACATGAAAAGATTTAATCCACAATATAAAGAATACAATAGATTTTTGATTTATCGAAAAAAATCAGATCAAATATGGGGACAAAATTTTAATGATTATTTTGTCAACTATCAAATTGAAGATGACGAACTAATTAGAGTAAAGTGAAATTAAGTCAATACGATTTTACAAAAATTCCTTGGAACAATATTGAGCGAGTAGGTACATGGAAAATGCTCGGTTCAGATTTGTTTACAGTCTCATGGTTATTAGGAAGATTCTGTAATTACAGATGTTCATATTGTTGGCCATATGCGAGAAGTAATACAAAAGATCATCGTCCTACTGATTTATGCCTCAAGACGATTGACGAAATTAAGCGACAAGCAAGACAACGGAATTTTAATTCTTTTCACTTTAGTCTATCTGGAGGTGAGCCTACTTTTCACCCAGGATATCTGGATATACTTGAATATCTTGCTGATGATGTAGACAATACAAATTTTACATCAGTTCATATGACATCAAATTGTTCAAGACCTATGAAATGGTTTGAGAAGTATGTAAAATCAGCAGAGAAATTCTCTAGAGCATCAATAACTGCATCTTTTCATCGTGAGTTTGTGACACCTGATAAACTTGAAGAGTTTGCTGATAAGTTGGATTTCTGTCAACGCAGTGGTGTGAGAGTGACAATTAATTCTGTAATGGTACCTGATAAGTTTGATGAAATATACAAAGATCTATTATATTTTTATGAACGTGGTGTGAATGTAACTCTAAAACCCCAAAGCGATCCTACTGCATCAAGAGTTGTTGATGGTTATACAGAAGAACAGATGAAAATACTACATAATGGTATGCCTCAAATTACAAATATGGAGGTAAAATCAAACAAACTCAAGAATATTCGTCAAGAATTTGAGATTGTTATGAATGATGACGAGGGAAAGGAGTGGTATCTCGACCAAGCAGAAAGATTCAACGCATTTAATTTTAATAATTTCAGAGGGTGGATTTGTTCAACTGGCTATCGCAGTTGCATTATCCGTGAGCCTGATGGGAGCGTTAAGCGGTCTTATTCTTGCGGAGATATTCCTTTAGGTAACATTGAAACTGGTTTTAACTTATTTGACAAACCTAAAGAATGCATAACTGATGCATGTGTAAGTTCTGCTGATAGCAAGATTCCTAAAAGAAAAATGAATTGCGAGTTACCACTATGGAAATGAAACCAACCAAAGAAAACACATTTTGCTATTTTCCATTTTATGCAATGTCGATGAAATTGTTTGATGGTAAACAATTAAAGGGTGTTACGCCATGTTGTAAAATGTCAAATAATGGCACAACCGTGTTAGATCAAGATGAAATAAACGAATTAACACCATTGGAAATATTTGAGCATGAGAAATTTGAGAAAATAAGATCGGATGCTCTTAATAATGTGAGAAATGACAATTGTTCAATATGTTGGGCACAAGAGGACAGAGGATTGCATTCTTATAGATTGACATCATCATGGGTCTTTGACGATGAGTTTAAGCAAGATCTAAGAGAATTTGATGTTTCGTTTTCCAATAAATGTAATCTCGTATGTAGAATGTGTAATTTAGGCGGTTCTCATCAATTCTATAAAGACCTCGAATATTTTAAGAGTAAAAACAAATTACATGAAGTCAGTGAAGCAACTTCCAAAGCGACTTTTCCTAATGTCAAATTTGATACAGAAAATAATTCTCAATTAAATTGGTTACTTGATAATTATCAACAAATAAAATTTCTTAAAGTTTCAGGTGGTGAACCTTTATATGATAAAAAAGTTCAGAAATTGATTAAGATACTTGTTGAAAATGATTATGCAAAAAATGTTCTTTTACAATTTCACACGAATGCTACACTTCTTGATGATGCTAATATAGAATTATTAAATCAATTTAAGCAACAGGCGCATGTGTTTAGTGTAGACGGCACTGGTAAGACATATGAATACATCAGACACAAATCATCTTTTGATTTGGTCGAGTCAAATATTTTTAATTGGTTAAGCAAAAGCAATAACATAAGAAGCGTGGCATTCAACCTAGTATTGTCAGCATTGAATGTGCTTAATTTGAGAGAATATTTAGAATGGATTGGAGATACCTTCTCATATAAGTATGAAATAAAAATTCACATATCAGAAATTAGACCGTTCACAAGAGGCATTTCTCTATACAATGTTCCAATAGACATTCTGAAATTAGCGAAGAAACGAGTTGAAGACTTTGAGAAAGAAAACACAAATAATTTATTGCATTATGAAATAGGTAACATTTATAAATTCATAGATCTTGGCATTGAAAAAAATACATTTGAGAGAAACTCCAATATGTTAAAATCTGAAGTGTCTCTTTTTGATGAATCTAGAAATCAGAGTTATAAAGATTTTTTAGATCCAATTTTAGTTAAGGTGTTGGATGGAATATGCAGGTGAGGTTAGAAAAATACATTTAATTGGCGATAGTTATTTTGAGAATCATCTCAATCCCCAATACGTTTCACACAAATCTTTTTATGATATGTTATGTGACAAATACGATGAATCGAATATTAATAATACTGCTTTATCTGGTTCTGGTCCTCATCGTAATTTAACTTTATTTTTACAAATGATACAAAATGGACAAATAGTCTCAGGTGATGTTGTTTGTGTTCATGTTTCAGGAACATCTAGAGTGCAATTTCCATATTATGAAGACACAATAAATGAATATCATTGGGATCATGAAAAGAAAAAATCTTTTTGTTATGAAGAGGATAGACAAGATCTAGGACCAAGACAGAGAACGGCACTTACATACTATAATCAATTTAGAAGTGAAATAGATTTTGCTTATCTTACTTTTAATGATTTTCTCAGTCAATCAGATGTATACTTTTCAAGTGTTCTTTATTCATTTTCTAGAATTCTTGATATAAAAATATTAGTATTTGATAAATTCCAAAATGATTATGCTAACAATTTTATGTCATTGAATGATAACAAATATCATTATTATAAGAAAGATTTATTTTCAACAAGCACAAGAGAGGTATATTTTGATCAAGTTGATTCTATAGTGCATACGTTAAAAGAAGATAAGAGAAAAAATCATCTATCAGAAGAAAATCATAAAGTTATGTTTAATTTAATAGACAAATTTGCTAATGGTGCACCATTTACTGAATTGAATGGTATAGAGTTTATGGAAAATTTTAGAAACGCCAATGAGGTTTATAATATTTTAAGTGAAAATCATCCATATAAAGAAAAATTTGTTTATGATTGATGAGATATTAAAAGACTATTCTTTAAGAGAATTGCAAATAGCATCTTCACAAATACTGTCTGAACATGATGCAACAAATAATTTTATAAAAAAATTTAGAGCAGATCATGATAGTCAAGAATTTTACAAGAATGTAATAAAATGGTATATTGAGACCTATAAAAAATTTCCTGATGTATAATCACAATCAAATAAAACATATACATTTTGAGCCTACACAAAGATGTCAAGCAATGTGTTCTATGTGTGATAGAACAAACAATTCACATATGAAAAATGCTGAAATATCTATTGACCAGTTTAAGCAAATTATAGATCCACATTTTGCAAAACAATTGGATAGTTTTCTCATGTGTGGAAATCACGGAGATCCAATGGTCGCAAAAGATACGCTTGACATGTACGAATGGTTGAGGTATCATAATTCTTTTCTGCATCTGCATATGACTACGAATGGTGGTGGTCGTTCAGACAGTTGGTGGAAAGATTTAGCAAAAGTGTTCGGTAACAATGGCAAAGTTACATTTTCGGTTGATGGACTTGAAGATACAAATCATCTGTATAGAGTTAATGTTGATTGGAAACGAGTTGAAAATTCTATGGATGTTTATACACAAGCAGGTGGTAAAGGTCTTTGGGTTTTTCTTATATTTGAGCATAATGAGCATCAAGTAGAAGAAGCAGAACGAATGGCCAAATTATTTGGACTTGAATTTGTCAAAAAGAAAACAGGAAGATGGGTTCAATCATACAAGGGTAAGAAGATAGAAAAGAAAGAAACCTCTAAAGGCAATGAATTAAAACCACCAAGCAATAAAAAATATCAAAACAAAAGCGTAAATGATTATGAAAAATTAATTAACACGCATGGAGATTTTAATTCATATCTTGATACTACAGAAATAGTGTGCAAATCATTAAAGACAAAAGAAATTTATATTTCAGCAGAGGGTTTAGTAACTCCTTGTTGTTGGACTGCAGGAAAATTATATAAATCATATGAGAAGATAGGTCAAAATCAGATGTGGTCATATATTGATGATATTAAAAATATTAATGCATTACATACGCCAATACGTAAAATTATTGATGGTAATTTTTTCAACAAGATAGAACAGTCTTGGAATTTGCCTAGTTGTTCACAAGGAAAATCAAAAGTGTGTGCAGAAAAATGTGGTACAGGATTTGATGCATTTGGGGATCAATGGAGATAAAATTTAATTGCCTCAAATGGGGTGATCTTTATGGACCAGAATATGTAAATAGAACATATGGAGGTCTTCTTAAACATTGTGCAATCCCTTTTCATTTTGTCTGTTATACTGATGATTCAACTGATATTTGTAAAGAAATTGAAATACGAGATATTCAAGAATTGAGACCATATGACACAAAGAGAGTTTTTACATATGAAAAACTCATGCTTATTGACAAAGATGAGTATGATAAGAATTTTTGGCTTGATCTTGATCTTTTAATTCATAAAGACATTACAGACATTATCACAAGGCCACATAATAATATTACATTTATATGGAATTATTGGAATGATTATGAAGGTTTGACATTATTTAATTATGGTCGTTGTGTCTCCTGTCATACAAATTCTTCCTTTGTTGCATGGGACAAAGGCACTGCAAATTGGTTACTAGATTATACTCATAAAAATTGGGATAAGATATCTTGGACGTATAAGAGTTTAGATAAGTATTTGTTCTATCAACATCATAGAAAAGATAAACTGAATTTATGGGAAGATGGCATTTTTTCTAATTACAATAAAGAGTATTATCAATTAAGAAATAGAGTTTCACTTTTTAACACTTCTCATCTATACAATAATAAAAATATGAGAGATGTTAAGCATTATGAATTGCATGAATCTTCCGCATCAGAATTATGGAAAAGTTATTACACTGGATAATTAATCACGATGAGGTGAGCATATTATGTTGTCCTAGTTTTTTGTTTGTAAATAAAATAAAAAAATTTGGAATAAAAATAGACAATATAAATTTTGATGTAAATTTTAAGGAAATGCCAAACGTTATTTGTAAAGATTTTGTGTTTGATGATGTCGAATTGAATGAGTGTGTAGTAAATTATAATTGCGAAAAAACTTATCCTGTAGGTAAAATGCATAAAGGAATATTGATTCTTAGGGGTGATGATAAAGGGCATAATGGAGATTGTAATCCAATAACTTCCGTCAATCAATTGATAGAGCAAAATGAAATTGAAACTGTTTATGATAGTTTTATTATGAAAAGCAAAAACAAAAAATATAATCAATATTGTGTCTATGGATCAAATTAAAATATGGCGTGATAATAAAAATCAAATCAGTCAACATAAAATAAAGATTGGTATGTTGAATGAGCAGATTGGAGAACTTAAAGAAAAAATAGGACTACAAAAAGAAGAGATTGCAATCTGCGAAAATACTAATAGAGAAACTCCTTATTATTGGGTTAGTCAATGGGTGTCTAATAACATAGCATCATATATGGAAAGTTTTGATGACTCAGTTTCGCAAGGACAATATGAATCAAAGTTGTGGCTGATCGAAACAGTTGCAAAAATGAATTTGTTTAATCGTCAACCAATCAAAATAGAGATAATAGGTTCTTGGTTTGGATTTCCGCTTATTGAAATGTTGAACAAAATTTTTACAATTGAACAGATAGATTTATACGACATAGATAAAAATTGTCATAAAGTTGTTGCTCAATATATGAATCATTTTGATTATGATTTTAAGATTGCACAATATGAAAATTACTTTGACAGAAAAGAATTGAGAAGAAGACACATAATCATAAACACCGCATCAGAACATATGAATGATATTGTTGAAATGAAATCTTATTATAAGAATTATCCAGAGATGCCATTAATTATTTTGCAATCTAATAATTATTTTGATATAGATGATCATGTCAATTGTGTAAATCATGAAGATGAATTGGCAGACAAAAATGATTTATTTACTTTGTATTATAAAGGTAAAACTTCTCTTCCTCTTTATGACAGATATATGGTAATAGGGCGATGGTCGAATTAATTTTAGTTAATACTGGTGAAAAATTTAATGAATGGTATGTTGATAATTTACTTTATATGGTCGAGAATCATGGTAAATTGAAATACGATAAATGTCATGTCATACGTGATGGTGAAGGCAGTGTTTATGACAAGTTACAAATGTTTAGAGATTTTACCGATGATGTAAATTATCTCTATTTCGATTTAGATGTAGTTATCAAAGGTGACGTTAATCATCTTGTACGTGATGACTTTACTCTTCTATTTGCATGGTGGAGAGATCGTCTGCACACACCTCTAAATTCTTCTATAATGTCGTGGAGAGGTGATCATTCAGTTTATTATGATGATTTTTATAAAGATGAAGATTATAGTCTTATTAAGTATTGGAGAGGTATTGATGAATATCTTTACAAAGAAACAGAATGTAAATTATATGAAAGAACTTGTTGGTCTTTCATGTATTCAACTGAAGAGATGCATTATCCTGTCTGTCTTTTCAATCACAACTTTCATAATATGATGAAAAAGGTACCATGGGTACAAAAGTATTTGCTTGTAGAATAGGAAACAAGTTTGGGCAAGACGTAGAAGATTACATCAACTCAAAGATTCCTAATGTGACTTGGATACGTGATGAATTAGACGGTGTAAGATTGCAATGGAATAAAATGCGAGTAATGAATATGGATATTGACGAGCCAGTTGTGGTGATAGATATCGATTTAGAATTTATTAATGATTATATGGATGCAATAAATTATCCGATAGAACGTGGACAATTTCTTTCTGCAAAATCTTGGTGGAGAGATTCAATGCGTTCCGATGTATCATATTCAGTTAATGGTGGATTTTACAAATATTATCCAAAAGACTGCAAATACATCTATGACAAGTTTATGAAAGATAAATTACATTGGCAAAATTATTATATTGAAAATGAAATAACAGTAGGACCAGTAAATGGTGAACAGTATTTCGTAGAAGATTCTGTCAATGAAAAATTGCAACTAAATTTTTTACCTGAGACATGGTTTACAAAAAGCGTAAAAAATCCATCAAAAGATTGGTGGGCAAGAATGAATACATTGTATCCTGGAGATTGGATGTATCTAGATGGTTACAATCCTGATATCAAAATAATTCACGAAATGTTTGGTGGTAATTATGAAAATTTGCCTACGTCCTAACTGCGTTTGCATCAGCAAAATATGCAACCATATAGTGTGTCGAATTTGTTGTTGTTGCTCCTGAACCATAACGTGCAATGTAATATGTTCCGCCTGCACCACCTACTAATTGGGCCGAATTAGATCCAGAATGTGACGTAGTACCGTCTGTATAAACAGTGTCAAGAAGTGTTCCCATTTGTCTCTCAAATGTAGAAGATGATGGAGCAGATGTAGGAAATTTATATCTTGGAAATGCATAATCTCCAGAAACACCATTAAAATTAGAAGATCTTTTCCAAACTGGCATCAAAACATTATCTATTAATGTAAATGAACTAGAGGTATCTGCCTGTTTAATGTTTGATGAAGAATCATCCCATCTAAGAAAAATATTATTTGATGCAGATTTAGCAGATGCTTCATCATAACTACTATCGGTTGTTCTTAGATACAAGTTATTAGTTGCAACTATATCTGCTCCACCTAACCCTGTATCATATGAAGACCAATTCATAATTGTATTTTGATGAAAAAAACCAAGATCTGTATAATCTGAACCAGGAGATGAAGTTGCGAGAGACAATAAACCAACACCATCACCATTCATCATTTCATAATTTGCAAGTTTAATAATTGTGTCTATTAAATTTGCCTCAACTCCTTCTACTTTAGAATAACCTGAACCATCCCAATAAAGATAAGAATGTGCTTTTAGCGTAGCGGCATCAGGAACACTCGGAGCAGATCCAATATATTCTTCATAATAAAAAGCCTGTCTACCTGCTTCTGAGGCATCGAAAGTTGCTTCACTAGGTGCAGAAAATGTATCATCATTATCTCCAGCATTATCCCATGTTGCTTCATTGTAAGCATCTGTTTTGGTTGTATGAACTGCATTTTTTCTGTTGTCTGAGAGAAATGCTAAGTGAGTTACTCCAGATGCACTAGGAGAGGCACTGTCACCTCTATAACATGCTCCAAAGCCACTCGTTGCAGAAGCACTCCCACTTCTATCACAAGCACCTGTATATGTACCTGATAAATCAGTGGCCCATGCTTTTCTTAGTTGATAAGCAACTAACTCAAGTTCTGCATCGGTCATTTGTTTGAGGGCCGCAGAAGCAGTATCCCATTTTAATGGTCTAGTGATAGCCATGATATCTCACATTAAGAAGTTTTATCATTTAGTATAGCATCATATGCCGAAAAAACAGAAGTTACACTTTCTGATTTTCTGATTTTTGATCGCAACTCTCTGTTTTCTGAATTCTGTACGGCTTCAGTCTCAAATATTTCCAATTTCAACTTAAACAAATCTTCAGGTGTTGATTGTTGTATCACTTCTAAAAGACTTGGCTTTTGTTGTTCAGTTCCATCATCATTTAATAACATCTGAAAATACATACAGACTTCACTGATAGATTTTGCTTTTCTTATTTTAGAACGCAATTCTTTATTTTCTGAATTTTGTACAACTTCTTGCTCAAAAATATCTAACTTAAACTTAAACAGATCTTCAGTCGTTGCTTCGGATAATAACTCCCAAACACTTCTTGGGGTACCATCTGTGTTGGCATAAAAATTAGTATTTTCTTTATCTGGTTCATCATTAGTAGTTTGAGCATTTGTTCCATTTTTCCATTCTTGAAACAATCTTTGTTCTTCAGCATCATAAGATTGAACAAAAGCATAATATCTCATATTTTCTTCATCAATCTTAGCCATGTATCTTTGTGTTTCTCTATCGATCATAGAGGCATCGCAAAAAGGCGATTCAATAAATGCTTTAACAATAGGTGTGATGAGTATTTTATCTGCTTCATAAGATTCTTTGTCAGGTCTAAATTGAATAACATCGACCTTATGTGTTGTTCCATCAAAATTTTCAACAGATATAAATGGATCAGATGCGGTAGAACCATTTACTGTATCCATCCATCTGACATGATTTACTCTAATATAACCTTCTGGCCAAACGAATTCGGTATTGTTTGGATCTGCGTAGGCATTATCATCTTTGATTGTGCCTATAATTTTTGTATCGTAAGAAAATCCTATACCACTATTGACGTATGAAGGGTCATTTCCGTCATTAGTATTTTCAACACTCATTACGCTTTCAGGCCTTTCTTGCGGTCCTAATTTTTGACTTTCATCCTCAATTTGTTCAATATCCATAAAACTCCTAAATATCTGATTCTGACATTAAATGTGTCGTGTTTACATCATAAGTAGTGGCACCTGCATATCTTATTCTATAGTAAGTACCTGATTCGCCTGATGGTGTTCCATCGAATATACCTGGCGTTGTGACCACGGTCTGATAATTTCCTGCAGGTCCACCTATACCTGCTTTTCTCGTGTTCATAGCAAAACCGTGTGAAAATTCACCTGAAGCGGTTGACGATCCTGTAAATCCAAAACCCAAAGTTTTTAATTTATATTGTGGATAATACATGCCTAAAGTATATAATTTATATAGTGTTTGTATCAATGCATTTGTTCTTAGATTATTTCTGGCGGCTGTACGTGTGGCACCACTATAATCTCCTATACCAATATATCCTCCACCTATGTTATATAGATTATTGAAATTTTCTATGTTAGGTAGATCATGTCTCATTAAAGTAGTCATTCTTTCACACTTATAGACAGTGTTTGTATTATATGTGGTGTATGATCTATCACTATACATTGCTAGAAAACCACTATAGGGAAAATTACCTCCTGATTCTGGTCTTATTAGGTGTGTGCTTAGATTGGCAGGGGAATTAAAAGATGTCATATTACTCGAAAACCCTGGAAGAATAGTTGCGGTACTTGAAAATGAAGTTGAACTAGGTGTGCTTGATGTATAATCACTACTCAAATAAATCTCGGTTCCACTTGTATTTGCAGGCTTAAAATAAAAATATTTGTTATCAGAAAAATATCCTGCACTAGAATTATCCGCAACCCAAAATGCAAGTTCTCTTCCTTCATTATCGACATTTACACCGCTACCAGAGTGAACAGTTACTTTCCATTTTTCAATATGTACTGGTCTTACACCACTGCCAGCAGTACCAGTAGAATCGTGATCATAAGTTCCTCCAGGATGAGGCACTTTAATATAGATTGAATAATTATATCTAAACGTTGGATAATCTAGATTAAATCTATATGCTAGACCATTAACTCCTGAAACACTATCTCTGAATGCATAATAGTATGTGTTATTATAGTCATTAACACTTAAACCGGTAGCGGAAACTTCTCTCCATCCATCACCTGGAGAACTTGTTCCTAAATGATAAGATCCAAAATTGTAATTATCATTTGATCTAATTCTAGCAGTTACCATCTTAAAAATTGCTTCAGCAATTTTTCCCATATCTCCTTGAGTATGTGGATTTCCGCTTGAATCTGTAGATGCATACATGAAATCTCTAATCCATTGCGATGGAGAATAATTATTCAATAAATTAGAACTATTGCTAAAAGAAGAAGAGGAAGTGTGATTTCTTATTTCGTTATAATAATCACCACCAGGCTGTAATCCTGCCTGTGCGCCTGTTCCAAAATTTGCATTGTGTTTTTGTACCATGTAATATTGGTCATATTCTACTTCAGAAATTGCTCCTGGCTCTGCAAAGGTATCATCGTCATCAGCAAAGTTGTCAAAAGCATTATTGGATTTGCTAGATATAGTGGCATTGAATTTTGTATCAACAATTTTATATCCTCTAATATCACTATAACCAGTAGATCTATCATAATCACTCATGTAAATTGAACCTATTTTTGCACCATAATAACCGCCAAAAAAGGAATGATACAACGTCCAATTCGAGGATGCTATTTGGATTGCGAAATATTCTTGCAATTTTCTTGCGATATTTTCAAGTTCTGAATCAGACATTCTTTTTAGAATACTACCAGTTGCCTTAATGGCTCTGCTTGTAGCATCTGAATTTGAGTAGGTATATGCCATAATCTTTCCAATATAATGATGTATAAATATTTATGTCAATGATTCTGCGAGATAGCAGGCTAGGACGTGGGTTCGATTCCCACCACCTCCACCAGCGTTCTTAGATATTTATAAAAGACATATAATAGCACAAAATTTATAAAAAGTAAAGAGTATGGATTCTAATCTCATCTTTTTGGCTATTGTTATTTTAATTGGTGTAACCGTATTCATTTCAATAATAGAATTTCTATTAGGGGGTGTTTAGGTATTCGACTACATGTGAAAGCGTAGAGGAGACACATCTTGACAGATGTAAAAATGTCTGTTATAATAATCGCAAACAACAACGATTATACCTCAGCACAAGTGGCTTTGGCCGCTTAATTGCTACGGGCTTTTCTGGTTGTGCCTGGGAACAGAAACAACCAATAACATTTCATGTGAAAAATTATGCAAAAACTTCTATATGTGACACCCCATTTATCTACAGGTGGGGCACCTCAATATCTTTTACGAAAATTAGAACTACTATTAAATGATTATGATATTCATGTCATCGAGTTTCAAGATTTTGGCATTTTTAGGGTGCAGAAAGATCAAATAATAGATCTGCTCAAAAATCCATTGATAACACTTGGAGATGACAAATATGAAATCATGACTCATATCAAAAATATAAGACCTGATATCATTCATTTTGAGGAAATGCCAGAATTGTTTAGTATTTCTGATGAGTTATCTCACCTCATTTATCATCCAAACAGACAATATAAAATTTTTGAGACTTCTCATGATTCGTCTTTTGATCCTGGCAATAAAAAATTCTTTCCAGATAAATTCTTATTCTGTAGTGATAATCAATTGATAAAATTTAGATCGGTTGATGTTCCTGCCTGTGTCATAGAATATCCAGAATACAATTATAAAAGAAAAGATAGAGATCAAGGATTGAGATCTCTTGGATTAGATCCTGAATATAAACATGTGTTAAATGTAGGACTGTTTACTGCAAGAAAAAATCAAGGTGAAATATTTGAGTATGCACGACAATTAGAAAATGAAAAAATACAATTTCATTTTATTGGTAATCAAGCGCCCAATTTCAAGAATTATTGGGAACCGTTGATGAATGATAAGCCTGACAATTGTAACATATGGGGTGAACGTAAAGATGTAGAAAATTTTTATTCCTGTATGGATTTGTTTTTATTCACATCAAGAGGGCATGATGGAGATAAAGAGACTAATCCTCTCGTATTAAAAGAAGCCGTAAGTTGGAATATACCAATTCTCATGCATAAAATAGATTCATACCTAGACAAATATGATAGAAAGGCAACGTACTTGTCTTCTAATAACAAATTAAATTTTCTTAAAATTAAAAATGTCTTAGGTCTGAATGACGGTGATATAGAATGTTTTACAGATTTTGACGGAGACATATCAAAACAGGTAAGAGTAAATTTTAATTTTTCAGATAGAGCATTTGATGCGTTGAAAGATAAATTAATCTGTGTATATGATAGTAGAAATAAACTTTGCATTATGCGTAGTAAGGTAATGTCACCAAATATGTTTTGTATACCAAGTCCTCTTGCGAGTTTAGTCGATGGTTATGATGTTAAAATTTTTAATGCTAACGAAAATTATTTTTCTAATTTAAGAGATGTACATCAAAATAGAATAGATGATCACCATTTACTATATCAAAAGAATTTTTCATTTCATCGTGAAATACCAAGTGTAGTAGTAAAAGACAAGGAAATAAAAGTTGTTGGTATTGACGATGATCCATCATCATGGTTTACAATGAATGAGGTATTCATTTCTAAAATTTATAAGAAAATGAATATACAAAAAAACGATATTGTTTTAGACATTGGTGGTCATTATGGATTCTTCTCATTATATGCGTTGGATAAAGATGCTAAAGAAGTTCATGTCATTGAACCTTCACATACAAATTATAAGATACTATCAAAAAATTTAAGAGGATTTGATAATGTCAAAAAATATAATTGTGCTTTAAGTGAAGATGTTGGTGAAAAAGAATTTATTCTTGTTGGTCCAAGTAGTACAAACACATTCTATGAAAGTTACAATACACAAAATGAAAACCCAACCTCGCTTGGACAAACAAAAAAGGTGCAGGTGAACACGATGAATTTTGATCATTTTATCAAAAACAATAATATCGATAGAATAGATGCAATAAAGATTGATTGTGAAGGAGCAGAATGGGATATTTTTCCAACAATATCTGATGACTTTCTTAAATATAAAGTTAGAAAGATAAGTGCAGAATTGCATCAATTTAATAATGAAAAAGATTTAGAACATCATTACAAACGAAGTGAGCAATTAGAAGAAAGACTAATCAAATTAGGTTATGATGTTGAACGAGAACATGTTACAAGTAATCAACCAGATGAAAATGGTTTAGGACAAATATGGGCAAAAAGATATCCAAAAATTAAAGTTGTTCATATGCTCTGCACTACAGAAGGTCAGCGTGAAAAAGAAAGTATAAAACACATTAATCGTTTACTTGATGTTTCTAATTGGGTTTATGAGCAATCGATGAATAAAAGATTTACAGATCTGCCTCCTGCAGATACTTGTGCAAGACCAGATGTGGTTCAGTTAGAACCTGGAGATTATAAATTGACAGGTGCCCATTATGGAAATTTTATGGCACATCGTAGAGTCTTTGAGGAACATATGACAGATGACTATGATGCTATTTTATTTTGTGAATGTGATGCTATTTTTATTAAACCTCCAGAAGAAGTATATAAAATAATAATTGACAGTTACGATGATTTAATGTATAATAATCTTAATTATATGTCATTTGGCAAACGTATACCTGATTGGCATTATGATGAATATGAATCATTTGGAGTAACTGATAGAATGTCAGAGGCACATTGTTATCTTGTACCAACAAGCAAAAAACAATACTTTATTGATAAGTTTGAGAGTACAGGTTGGGACACTTATGACCTTTGGCTTAATTCGTTTGTTTTTCCTGATAAAAAATGCGGTATAGTTAAACAACCAATATCAATACAATGTTCAGGTGATTCATATCTAGATAAATCTCATAAAGACGGTACAACATTATTAAAAGAGGGTGATATAACATATGAGTTGTGAAGACTCTATAGTATGCATACATGCACATCTAAGTGATGAAGAGAGAATAAGAGTTTGTCTTGAATTTGTCAGAAAAATAAAATCGTTTGGATATGATGTAATCGTTACATCTCATACTCAAGCGACAAAAGAATTTCAAGAAGAAGTCGATTATTTTGTTTATGATAAAGATAATATTGTTTTATCTGATGTACAGTATCTAGGCTGGATGACATGGTATGCACCTAATTATGATTTGACATCAAAAGAATTTTGTTCATATAATACAGTATTGGCGGTTTTTAGGTTGATGTATATTGGAACAATGTATGCAAAATTATTAGGTAAATCAAAAATACATTTATTTGATTACGATGGTTTGTTAGAGAAACCTGATGAATTAATTATTAATGAAAACAAAATAGATAATGGTTTAGACGGTGTATTTTACTATTGGCAAAACGAAAAGACTGTTGATGACGGCAGAGGTTACGACACAACTGTAACGACAAAATTACAAACGACAACTAGATTTATTTCGGCAAGAGTTGATTTTTTACTAGAAAGATTTGAGAAATTAAAAAGCGTTGAAGCACAAAAAAATATATTAAATGAATTTAGTTTTTTAGTAGGTGAAGAATTTTTTGCATATGCTTTTGGTTTAACAACATATAATGGAAACGATAAGAATACAAACGTAGAATTGTTACCTTTTGTAGATAATTTAGAAAGGATGGGTATGATTCAGGATAGAATTCATACTCATCAAGATTTTTCATGGGTGGCATTAACACTTCCTGATAAAGTGATTAATTCTATAGTAAATCCTGTGCCAAATTTTCTATTCATGATGAATCCCCACAAGCCAACAAAATATCAAGTGTTTCTAGACAAGAATGAAAAACCTTTTTTCACTTTTGAGGCATTAAAATATAATTATAATTTACTTCAGATATATGGTAATCCTGTTGTTGATGTATACTGTGATGATAAGCATTTTAGAACATATGATCTCAAAGATTCAAGCACATTAGAGAGATTAGAAATTTGTAACACCCTTTATTTTAAGAACACATGAAACCAAAAGTAAGTGTATTAGTGCAAACATGTGACAACTATTCTCATTTTTGGGAAGGTTGGTATACAATGTTTAATCGTTTCTGGGATTTTGATTTAGATTGGCAGATTTATTTTTGTAGTGAAGAGAGAGATTTCCCTTATCAAGATGATAGAATCAAACAACTTAAAACTGGTAAGAGTAAACAATATTGGGGTGTTGAAGAACGAGAGTGGATTCAAGATTGGTACGGTAAGCCAAAACAGATAGATGAAGGTTGGAGTGACAGATTAATTTATATGTTAGAGAATGTAGATACCGATTACATTTTTTACATGCAAGAAGATCAGTGGCCAAAATTTAAGATTGATAAAGAACTGTTTTCAGATCTTGCAAGTTTTTGTTATTCATATGATGTTGATGCTCTTAAATTACATAGAGTCATAAGATTAGATCATGTAGTACCAAAACGTAAGACAGACATATACATTAGAGATAAAAAACTCATACAATGGGGGCCAGAAAACGATTGGTTAGTGAGTCATCAACCTACACTATGGAAACGTGAATTTCTACTAGATTTGCAGATTAAAGGTGAAGGTTTTAGAGATAATGAATATGCAGGTACAGATAGATTAAGAGAAAAATATAAAGATAATTTTCCTAAGATCTATAGTTATAATCACGATTGGTTTTATGAAAGGTCGGCCGCATCTCGTGGTGAATGGGTTGAACCAGTGCAGTGGGAGTTCGATGAAGTCAAACATGAAATTGATGTTGAGACAAGATATGAATTGTTAAAACCAAAACACAAACCTAAAAGTAAAGGTCTTAAATTATCGTTAGTCACATCATGTTTTAATGCTGAACATTTTATTGATGAATTGGCTGAAACGGTCATATCTCAAAACTATGATAATTGGGAATGGATTGTTGGTGATGATTTTTCTGATGATAATACTTTCCAGAAATTACTCGATTTGCAAAATCGAGATCCAAGAATCCGAGTAGCATTTCCTAAACATAAAAAACAAATGTGGTGGAATCCTCAAGAGTTTGCTACAGGAGATATTGTATGCCATTTAGATGCTGATGACAAATTGCTTCCAAATTGTTTTGAGAAGATCAATTATTACTTTAGAATTTTTCCTGAAGTTGTTTTAATGCATTTCAATGCCAACAAATATAATGATACTTTACCGAACGGTCCTAATCAAACATTTGAGAAGTATAAAGATAATGTTTACATGACCACTGATAATGATTCTTTTCTTGAGGGGTTTGAGAAATTATGGCCATTGAGAAGTAGTATATTTGGTTATCTTAGAATTTTTCGTAACATTCCTGGATTACATTTTCCTGTTCATGAAGATGGCGATGCTTGTTCATCTAATGATGGACAATGGTTACTAATGCTTGAAGAACGTGGAAAATGGTTGACAATACCAAGAACAGTTTATGTAGCGAGAGAGCATGGTGCATCAGAAAATTTTACAAGATGGAATCAAAGAGGCGAGGCACAATTAGCAATTGATGCGAGAAAGAGAAGACAGGAATTTCACATTGAATACCCCAGAAATCTAAAGTATTTTGATGAGATTTATAATTTAGCCGAGTCTACTTATACTACATCATTTAATTGGGCAACAGAACCACAAGTAGTTTCATTCATTAACTATCAACTCAACGACATAAAAAAAGATAAAGCAAAAAAATTGTTTTTTGATCATGATATTAACTTTGACTACTATCATGAGAATGTAAATTATTACTTTGTGCAAATACAACTTGATACAACTCCTAGAGATTTTCAATATATTATAACAGAAATAAAAAATAGATCATCCAACAATTATGAATTGGTCGTATTTTGTGAGAATAAAAATTTACATTTTAATTTGAGAACAGGTGAAGATAATATTAATTTAATATACGAATTGATGTTATCAAATGGATATCAATTTAATTTTTTCGAGCAATTGAACAGATATCATATTGTCTCAATGAAAAATTTTGATGAGCCAAAAATTGAGGTGCAAGAAAATTTTGAGATAGAGCATGTAGAAAAAAAGGTTGAACAGTCAGACATTCTTAATATAATGCAAGTACATGTCGGTTGTGGTATAGATATTCCGCCAAAAACATATGGAGGTTTAGAAGAGGTGATATACCATTATATAAGAATGGCAGAACATAATGGACATAATGTTGAACTTAAATGGCTTGACGATATTACGCAAGCAGATCTTGATCATTATGATATTTTTCATGTACATACTGGTGGGTTTTCTGATCTAGTTAAAGACAGATGTATCCCTTACATATTTACAACGCATGATGTACATCCATGGATTAACGGTAAAGATTCTTGGTATTATCAAGTCAATAATGAATCTATAAAAAACTCGCTTTTCTCTTTAATTCCTTGTGATCATCTCATACCGTATTATGATACACCAGAAAAACTTAGGAAACTAGATCATGGTGTTGATTCTAATTTTTTCTTTCCTACAAACAATAAAAAAGATAAACCAAAACTTGTATGTGTAGGTGGTGGAGATGACAGAAAAGGTTTTCATCTAGCAATACTTGCGGCCAAAGAATTAGGTATGCCAATTACAATTGTGGGACCTGATAGTATTCACGAAAACTATAATGATGTATTCTATAAAGTTAAGAATGCATGTAAAAATGACATAGAAATAAATCAAACTGGTAATGTTGATAAGCATCAACTAAGAAAAATTCTAAATGAGCATGATATAATAATTCATCCGTCATCAATTGAAACAGGACAACCTTGTCTTGCAGTTTTAGAAGCAATGTCTTGTGGTTTGCCGTGTGTCGGAACAATGCAAGATGATGTAACAGTACCAGGATTGATAGAGTGTACAAGAGAAGTAGATACAATCGTGAGCGGTGTAAAGACAGTTCTTGACGATTATGATAATCACTCTAAAAATGCTAGAAATTTTGCAATTGAACGAGATTGGGAAAATATTTTTAAGAAACTTGAACCTTATTATTATGAGGCAAGAGAATTAAAAAATACAAAACCTTTTAGCATGAAAGATAGATTGCAGTTTGCATACAATGAAACTGAATTTAAGAAAAAGGAATCTAAAGCAGATCATAACAATATTGATATTAAGTTTTCACCAAACCCAATTGTTGAAATTACTGGTCTACATCCGAAAGAATACGAAGTAACTTTTAAGAACAAAGAAAATGGAGGAACTGTTTACAGTAATGTAATAAACACAAACAATTGGTGCGGATCAAATATACAATATTTTATTCCATGGCATATAATAGTAAAAGAGAAAGACGGTCCAATTATAAAAGAACATATTATGGATCTCAATAAAGAAGCCGTGTATATTTATTTTGATTCTGGTGCTATGGGTGATAACTTAGCATGGATAGGTTCAGTAAATCAATTTCAACAGAAACATAAATGTAAGGTATATTGTTTTACTTTCTTCAACGAACTATTTAGAGAAAAATATCCAAATATAGAATTTGTTGATGATCATAATAATTTTCAACATAGCGACAAATTTACTTACAAATATTGGATTGGATGGCTTAATTCTGATTCTGGCAGATGTCCAATTGATACAAAAAAGGTTCCACTACAAGAAGTATCATCTACAATATTAGGTCTTGACTATGTGGAAGAACGTGCTAAAATAACTATCAACGAATTAGAAGCAGAATTGCAAAACCCATATGTCTGTATTGGAATGCAATCAACTGCACAAGCAAAATATTGGAATTACGAAGGAGGTTGGAATGAAATAGTTGAATATCTTAAATCAAAAAATTATGATGTTGTATGTGTAGATAAACATCAAGTCTTTGGTGCAGGCAATTATATGAATCATGCACCTGATGGTGTGATACATCGACATGAAAGAACACTGGATCAAACTATTGCAACAATTAATGGTTGTGAATTTTTTATAGGACTAGGTTCAGGATTATCATGGCTTGCTTGGGCATTAGAAAAACCTGTAGTTTTAATTTCAGGTTTTAGCGAACCTTATTCTGAATTTGCAATAGATTGTGAAAGAGTGCATAATGATTCAGTATGTAACAGTTGTTATAATCGTCACACTTTTGATCCTGGTAAATGGGATTGGTGTCCAGATAATAATGATTTTGTATGTACAAAAAGTATTACGCCAGAAATGGTTAAACATTCAATTGATAAAATTATAAATGCTTAAAATAATATCTCCCCAAGACTTCACAATAACAATAGAACATATAAAAAAGTCAAAAAATATGACTTATATGGACGCTATTCAATATTATTGTGAACAAAACAATATAGAACTTGAAACTATTGGTAAACTTGTACAAGGCGCCTTGAAATCGAAAGTAAGAGAAGAAGCAGAGAATTTACATTTTCTACCTAAACCAACACGTATACCTGGACTATGATCAAAGTGGAACCTTACGAATGTTACAAAGAATATCTTGCTATCAAAAGACACTTTCAATCACCTTCTTATGATTACTTCAAGTATGATGGTAAAATAAGAACATCTAAAGTGACATTCTCAAAACGTAAAGATAATTTTCTTTTTGCAAAACTCGCTAAGACATATAAAGATGAAGAGATCAAAACATTTTTTGTAGCAAATTTTGTAGATAATGAAAACTTTTGGATTACAGATACATTAACAGAACAAGCCGAAGTCTCGTATAGAGATTGGCAAAAAAGAATTCAGAGTTTATCTTATATGTTCAATAATGACATTGATAAACTATTGGATGAGTATGAGTTTGATGAAGTCTTTGAGGTAAAAGATGGGCAACATCCCATTTTACTAAAAATGTGTATTGCTAAATACTTAATGATTGAGACTT